TAAACAATCCTCTTTTAAAACTCTATATGAAAATCCTTTTAATTGATCAGACAATTCTCCCAAATTTTTAAATTTATCAACTACCTGTATTGATCTACCTCTTATATTTAAAGTTTTCATTTCTGCATATCTGTTTCTAAAAGAATAATATGAGGCAAAGTTCAATAACCAAGGACTTAAAAAGTCACATTGAGAATACAGGTCTAATGGATTTTTAGTAACAGGAGAACCAGTCATTATTCTTCTGTATTTAGTCTTTGTTGATAATTTAAGTATGTTTTTAGTTCTTTGTGCTTTGGGATTTTTAATAGTGGTAGATTCATCAATAGCCATCAAAGTTTTATGCGAAGATAAAAATTTATAGGCAAAATCAGTTCCTTTTTGAGTGCTAAATGCTTCCACGTTCATTACTAAAATATGCAAAGCTGTTTCTATCTCAAATAAACTCTCGAGTTTTTCTTGTTGTTTTTTAGATATATTTGGTTGCCACAATACGGTCACATTTTCTATATGATCTGGAAGGTGTATAGGTAGCTCCTGTTCATGCCATGTTTTAACAACCCCTTTAGGTGCCACAATTAGAACACCATCTATTTTACCTTTGTCATAGAGCATTGCAGCGTTGTCTATAAGCACTTTAGTTTTCCCTGTACCCATTTCCATAAAATAGGCATAGCTTTCCCTATTCCAGGATTTTTCTAACGCAGTTAATTGATGCGCGTAAGGCTTTGTCTTAAATTTATAATTCATTTTTTTTCTTTCTATGGGTTGACATATAATCCATGATGAACTATATGTCAAGACATGAAAGAAGAAAATATAGTTTATGTAATACAGGAAATTCCAGGTACACAGGCAGGCAATCCTAAAATTAATATTATAGGTGCTTCGCAGTACGGAACATTTAAATTTCTACTACCAGAATTTTCTCAAATAATTTTTTCTCCAGGTCCTTTAATTTTTAAATTAAGAAAAGCCTTAAAGGATTTTAAAGATGGAGATTATTTATTATTGACAGGCGATCCTGCAATAATAGGAGTAGCATGTTCTATAGTTTCTGATATTACAAATGGAAAATACAATCTATTGAAATGGGATAAACAAGAAAGAAAATATTATCCTATTGAAATTAATTTATACGAGAAAGGAGAAATTAATGATTGATTTTGAAAAAGACCAGCAGGAGGTTATTAAAAAAACTGATAATATTCAGTCTCTTGCAGATCAAGTTGAAAGACTAGAAAGTCTTCAAAGTGATATAGAAAAAACTGAGGAAAACTTAAAAGAAAAGAAAAAGAAATTAGAACATTTATCTGGAGAAGTAATTCCAACCATGATGGCTGAGATGGGTTTAGCTCATCTTAAACTAATGGATGGTTCTTCAGTAGATGTTAAGCCTTTTTATAGCGCAAATATTACTGTAGCTAATAAAGAAAAGGCGTTTAACTGGCTTCGTGATAATGGACTAGGAGATATAATCAAAAATGAGATATCCGTGTCTTTTGGTCGCAACGAAGAAAACAAGGCAGCTGATTATGCTTCCCTTGCACAAGAGCGTGGGTTTCAGCCAACACAAAAGATGAAGGTTGAACCCATGACTCTCAAAGCGTTAGTCCGTGAACGTACTGAGGCAGGTAAAGACATGCCAACGGAACTTTTCAACATATTTGTTGGAAATAAAACAACAATAAAAAGGAAACAATAAACATGAACAATGTAGCAACTAAAACAAATGCAGGTGCACTGTCTACGAATCTTTTCGAAGCAGATGCAAATGCTGGCTCTCAAAACATGACGCAGGAAGATCTTGCGTTACCATTTTTGAAAGTCTTAGGGCAGTTATCTCCTGAAGTAAACAAGATGAATGAAAAATTCATTGAGGGTGCAGAACCAGGAATGATATTTAACACTGTCACAAATCAACTTTTTGATGGCAAAAAAGGAGTAGATGTTATTCCAGTTTTTTATGAAAGAAAATACGTGGAATGGCAGGACAGAGGCGCAAGCCAAGGTTCTCCTGTAGCTATTCATGATGCTGATAGTGATATTGTTAGTAGCACTACTAGAGATAAATCATTTAAAGATCGTTTACCTAATGGAAACTATTTAGAAAATACAGCGAATCATTATGTTATTTTTATGAATGGTAGTCCATCTTCAGCTTTGATTTCTATGAAAGCTACTCAATTAAAAGTGAGTAGAAAATGGAACTCAATGATGATGGGTATTAAACTTCAAGGTAAAAATGGTTTATTCACACCGCCTACATATAGCCACATTTATAATCTAAAAACCGTTCAGATGTCTAATGACAAAGGAACTTGGTTTGGATGGGATGTGACTAAAGTTGGCCCAGTTGAAAATAAAGGAGTGTATGAACTTTCCAAAAACTTTGCTGTACAAATCAGTAAAGGTAAGGTCAAAGTCAAACACGGAACTGAAGAAACTTCAAGTACACCATACTAACCGAATCCTAGGTAGTGGGCGTCTAAGCGAGAGTGGATACGCCCACTTGAATTTTTATGTCAGTAGAAAGTTTTAAAAATATATTTCAAGGATTAGACCGAGCACGTGGTGTCACTTATGTTGACAAAAAAGGTGCAGATGGAGAAAAGATTAAAGGTAAATCTTTTGTACAAAGAGAAATGGTCACTGATGACCATTGGCTATTTCATTTACAAGGTAGAGAGCCAAGTTTAGGTATTATTCCAATCAATGATGATAACAAATGTAGATGGGGCTGTATTGATATAGATTCATATGCAGGATTTGACCATCAAAAATTAATTAACAAAATTAAATTATTAAAATTACCACTAATAGTATTTAGATCCAAATCAGGTGGGGCTCATGTGTTTTTATTTACAACAGTTCCTGTTGAAGCAAAACTAATGAGAGATAAACTTTTATCAGTTAGTGCTGTATTAGGTTATGGTGGATCAGAAGTTTTTCCAAAACAAATAGAATTAAAATCGAAAGATGATACAGGAAATTTTTTAAATTTACCATACTTTAATGGTGATAATACAACAAGATATGCCTTTCTTGAAAATGGAAATGCTGCTAGTATGGATGACTTTTATGTGTTGTATAAAAGTAATGTTCAGACACCAGAACAATTAGAAAAATTAGAAGTTAAAAGACCACAATCAGAATTTAGTGATGGTCCTCCTTGTTTAGAATCATTAACACAAAGCAAACTAGATGATGGAAGAGATAGAGTCATTTATCAATTCATTCAATATGCAAAAAGAAAATGGCCAGAAGAATGGCCTAGAAAAATAAATCAATTTAATTATAATCATTTTATTACACCTCTAGAAGATAAAGTTATTCAAGATAAAATAAAATTTCATAGTAAAAAAGATTTAGGTTTTAAATGTAATGAAGAGCCTATGTGTAATCATTGTGATAAATTATTATGTAAGACTAGAAAATTTGGAATAGGGGGAGAATCAGTATTTCCTACATTAAGTGATTTACAAAAAGTAGAATTAGACGAACCATATTACTGGGTTAATGTAGATGGAGAAAGAGTAAAATTAGACACTATTGATTCTTTATTAGAACAAAGATTATTTAGAAGAACAGTTACAAAACAAATTAATAGAAAACCACCAAGAATCACTGTTAAAGAATTTGAAAAATATACAGATATGCTCCTTGCAGGAGTAGAACTTATAAAGGCACCAATTGGATCATCACTAATTGAACAATTAAAAGATCATTTAGAAGAGTATTGTACTAATGATTCAGCAGCAACAACAAATAAAGAAGAAATATTTTTAGGAAACGTTTGGACTCATGAAGGCAAACATCATTTTATATTTAACAAATTTTTTCATGGTTATTTACAAAGAAGAAAATGGCCAGAAAAACATCAAACTACGCAGGATTTATTAATACAACATTGTGGTTGTAAAGATGACAGAATTTATATTGGTAAGAAAAGACCAAGCGTAATGATCGTAGACGCATTTGAAAAACCAGAAAAAGTTTATCAAGAAAAACAACTTAAACCGAAAGATGCCTTTTAGTGAAAACAATAGTATTAGGACCCCCTGGAACAGGAAAGACTCATACGCTTTTAAATAAAGTAGATGATTATTTAAAAGAAACTGATCCAGATAAAGTAGGTTATTTTGCTTTTACTAAAAAAGCAGCTAACGAAGCCAAGGGCAGAGCAATTGAAAAATTTAACTTAACTGAAGATGATCTTCCATACTTTAGAACTTTACATTCATTAGCGTTTAGACGTTTAGGAATTAACAAAGAAAATGTTATGCAACGTAGACACTACGAGGATTTAGGAAAGAAAATTCAAATACCAATTGATTATAATGATTGGGATGATGAGGAGACGGGTTTATTTACAACTAAAAGTGATTACTTAAGAATTATACATTTAGCTAAACTAAGAAATATTACTTTAGATCAACAGTTTAATTTAAAAGAACATAATCAAAAATTAGAATACGATAAACTTATTATTATAGCCAATGAGTTACGTAGATATAAAAAAGAATATGGTCTTATAGACTATAATGACATGATATTAGACTTTGTTAAGTCTGATAAATCTCCAAAATTTGATGTAGTGTTTATAGATGAAGCACAGGATTTATCTCGTATGCAATGGGATATGGTAAATAGCTTTGATACAAATGATTCTTTTATTGCAGGTGATGATGACCAGGCTATTTTTAGATGGGCTGGAGCAGATGTAGATTCTTTCATAACCCAAAAAGGAAAAATTTTAAACCTGACTCAATCAGTCAGG